CTTGCCGCTGACGCTTTTGTGCCGCCTTCAAATTTTTCGTTCTCAGCAATGTACGTTTCATACATTCCTACGATTTGTTCATGAATTGATTGTTCTGACATCTTTATCTCCTTTTAGTTAATCTTTATGCCGGTTGTTGATTCAATGTATTGGTCTGCCATTCCTTTTTCAGTCTTAGCAATAAACACAATAGTTGATAGATTAATATCTAGTTCACTATCGCGTCCAACAGTAAAGGTAAATGGCACCATGCCAATTCCGTCTTTAGTCATAGTAAGAGCCATTGGCTTCTTAACTTTCATTGAATCTTTTTCTTTCTTTAGTAAGCGAGCAATTACTTCTTCACCTGCTACAGTTTTAAAACTAATTGTATCGCCTTCTTTATAAGTTGCTTCTAATAACATATATTATCCTAAACTTTCGCCTGTTCCATTCCATCCGGTTGTTTCAATATAAGAAAGTAATTGTTCGTACCCTCCAATATGTTGACTACCTATAAAAACTTGTGGAGCAGTTCTTGGTGCTGGCAATCCTTTTTCTTCAAAAAGTGCCATAAGTTCACTTGGCTGAATATCAGTACCAAGTGTAAATGTTTTGTATTCGACATTCATTTTATCAAATACAGCCTTTGCCTTTACGCATGAAGGACAATGCGGCTTGCTATAAATTACTACTTCTTGCATTATAGACTAAATCCTTTCAGTGAATCCTTGTCTACATCCTGCTTGATGCCGCCAATAATATATGACTCTACTTCAGTCTCTTGTGGAGCCACTTGTAATCCTGACGAACTCAACCAATGTTGTGTCCAAGGTAGTGGGTTTGTATTAATTGGTCTATCAAACAATGTTTTATATCCAAGTGCTTTTAGTCTTTTGTTTGCGATCCATTCTACATAGTGATGCAACAGTTCTTCATTCAAACCAATTATTGCACCATCTTTAAATAGATAGTTCGCCCAAGCCTTTTCTTCGTTAACACATTCTTGCCACATAGCCAATACTTCTTCTTCACACTCTTTAGCAACACTTTGCATTTCTGGATCATCATTACCTTTCAACCAATGCTTTAATACATGAGTTGATAAATTAAGATGTGTTGCTTCATCACGTGCAATTAAACTAATAATTTTTGCTGAACCTTCCATTACTTTAGATTCTGCAAATGCAAATGTACATGCAAAGGAAACATAAAAACGTAGTCCTTCTAATATATTTACATTCATCATAGCAAGGAACATCTTCTTTTTGACATCACGTAACGAACCTTCGCCTTTATGGAACCAAAGATCAGCCGCTTCAGTAAATGCATCATAGTTCTTTGTTACTGCTGTTGCTCTTTTTAAAATTTCTTTATCGTCTAAGATAGTATCAAATACTTCACTTGGATCTGGATACACATTTTTCATTATGTGTGTATATGAACGTGAATGAATTGTTTCAAAGAAGTCCCAAGTAACAATACAACCTTCTAGTTCTGGCAAAGATACATATGGCAGAAAAGCTAGACTAGGTCCACGTCCTTGTACACTATCTAATAATGTTTGATACTTTAAATTACTTGTAAAGATATGCTTTTGCTCTGGACGGAACAATTGATAGTCTGCTCTATCCTTTTGTAAAGAAACTTCTTCAGCTCTCCAAAAGTAACCTAACATAGTTTGATTAAGTTTATCAAACTCGGGAAATTTAAACACATCATATCTTTGTGTGTTTTGATCTGGTCCAAAGAACATAGTGCTCTTTGTAAAGTCTACTTTTTCTTGATTAAATACTGTCTTAGCCATTTTTTTTCTCTATATCCTCTTTATCTAAATGTATTATAACATTGTATAAGTGCAAAGTCAACCTTTATATTGCACATGCCTCACAATGTTCATCATACTCTTCATCTGTACCTGCAAACTCATCTCTAGCTACAGGCTGTTTTACTTCCTCTACCACATCACCATCTGTTTTATAATCATATGTGTTTTGATAATAAGAAGTTTTCCATCCATACTTATACGTGTTTAGCAAATCACCTATCATTACACTCATTGGCACTTCGTTGTTTTCAAAGTGTGTTGGATTGTAACTCCAGTTGCCACTTATAGCTTGATCAAAGAACTTTTGCATCATTGCTACAATGTTAATATATCCTTCGTTGCTAGGCATATCCCATAGCAAAGTATAATATTGTTTTAACGATTGGTACTGCGGAACAACCTGCTTAAGAGGCCCTTTTTTGGACTTCTTAACGGACAAGTAACCTCTAGGTGGTTCGATTCCGTTTGTTGCGTTCGACACAACGGAACTGCTCTCTGAAGGCATTTGTGCGGACAATGTGCTGTGCCGTAAACCGTGCTGTCGTATGTCATTGCGTAAAGAATCCCAATCATATTTTAACTTAAAGTCTCCTAGCTCATCAACTTCTTTTTTGTAAGTATCGATCGGCAGTATGCCATCACTATATTTAGTTTGTGCAAAGTAGTCACATGCTCCTCTTTCTTTTGCAAGTTTATTAGATGCTTTTAACAAATAATATTGGAATGCTTCTGATAGATCATGTACTTTCTTCCAAGCTCTTTTATGGCTATATGATAATTGATGTCTTGCAAGATAATGTGCAAGCCCAATATATCCTATACCTAAACTACGTCTAGCCTTTGTGCTAATTTCTGCCGCTTGGATCGGGTATCTTTGGTAATCAATTATTTCTTCTAATGCCCTAACTGCTAGTTCGCATAGTTCTTCTAAGTCATCTAGTTCTTTAAGTGTACCAACATTAATTGCACTAAGGATACATAAAGCAATCTCACCTTCTTTATCGTCAATATGGTTTAGTGGCTTGGTTGGTAGAGTAATTTCTTGACACAAGTTACTCATGTACACTTTGTCTTTGAATGAACTGTGTGTATTACAGTGATCAACGTTCATTATGTATATACGTCCTGTTTCAGCACGTTCTTTAATTAATGCTGAAAACAGTTCCATAGCGGGAATAGAACGCTTCTTGATTGAAGTAGCTCTTTCATATTTTTCATAAAGTTCTTTAAACTCATCAGGATCACCAAAGTATGCTTCGTATAACCCTGGCACATCATGTGGCGAGAAAAGGCTTATGTTGCCGCTGGTTAACAGCCTTTCATACATAGTTTTATTAAGTTGAATAGAATAATCTAATTTACGTACACGATTGTCTTCTGTGCCTTTGTTGTTTTTCAGTACAAGGATGTCTTCAATCTCTTGATGCCAAAAAGGAAAATGTGTTGTAGCACTTCCGCCACGTACACCATTTTGTGTACAACAACGTACTGTTGCTTCAAACTTTTTAAGGAAAGGAACTACGCCTGTGTGTGCAACTTCTCCTCCTCGGATTTTGCTGTTGACTCCTCTGATACGTCCTGCGTTAATACCGATACCAGCTCTTTGAGCTGTGTATCTACCGATGGACATGTCTGACGCAAAGATCGAATCGAGCGTGTCGTCACTGTCAACAAGCACACAAGAGGCAAACTGCCTAACTGGAGTACGCACTCCGGCCATGACCGGCGTTGGGATATTGATTTTAAAAAGTGAGGTCGAGTCATAGTATCTCCTTACATAATGTAACCTATCTTCTTTTGGATAGTTGGCAAAGAGTGTTGCCGCAATCATCATGTACATGTGTTGTGGAGTTTCAAATAACTCTCCGCTTGATCTATCTTGGACAAGATATTTGTCCACTACCTGACGCAGACCTGCGTAGGTAAAGTTCTCATCACGCTTGTGATGGATATATGAATCTAGTTTTTGTAATTCATCATCGTTATAAGATTCTAATATTGCACTATCATAAACACTACGATCAATATTTTTCTTAATCATTTCTTTTAAAGTAATTTTTTCGAAGCCACCGTAAACATCTTTATAGACTCCATACAGTAATAGTCTTGCCGCCGCATATTGATAATTAGGTTGTTCTAGTGTAATTAGATCATTTGCTGATCTAACTATTAGATCTTGTATTTCTCTAGATTTCATTCCCTCTGCAAACTGGATGCCTGCGTTCATTTGTATTAAACTACTACTAACTCCTGCAAGCCCTTCGCATGCAAAGTTAACAACTTTATGTATTTTTTGGATATCTAACGGAACCAGTGTTCCATCTCTTTTAAGAATATTTAGGTTTTGCTTCATCTTACTTCACTTCCTTTATTTAAAAAATATTTAGTGTAACGGAGGCAGTTGAATCACCTTTTGTGATACAATGCCTTCTGGTATTAAATTGCTTGTGAATACTTCGTTGTTGTATCCTAAAACAATACTTCCGTCCAAATACACTAGGTACATGTTAACGTCTTTGTTTATGTCCTTACTGATATGTATCTCCACTTTGGCCTTACTAAAACGATCTGTTAACTGTAAAGTATAGGCGTATAATAGTGCAATTTCATACTCAGTAAATGAGCTGTTCTCGATTAAGTGCCAAGGTTCTGCCACACTATTTGGATCCCATGCGTTCGTCTTTCGTGAACTACGTGGTAAGTCCTTAACAAACTTGCTTAAAAGCTCAAAAGGTTGAGCTGAAGATTCAAGTTCATCTCTTAAATCTTTCCAGACTTTTACTTTGTCTTCAAATTTTAATTCATACATTAACTTCGAACTTTGATTTTGTAGTTGAATTCACCTTGATCATTTATTATAGAGTTTAACATAGAAACCACTATCGTGTCAACCCCTGATTGTCCATCTGCGTTAATTGTAGCGGCAGTAAAGGTCAATGCGGTTTCGTAGTTGCTATCACCCTGATATGTATGGTCGTCTACAAAATTTAAAGTATTGGTTCCTACATCTAGCATAAATTCCATTGTGCCGCTTCTTTGAGCGTTAGCAACAGAACTACTATATGTATAATCAATATTGTATGTCCGACTGTAGTCACCTGGAAGTCTAAAGAAGTAAGTGGACGATGATGCCTCTTGGACTTCTAGACTGTTAAGGCCGCCAAGTGTAGCGTTTACTTTGCCTTTTATTTCAGATACGTATTTGTATGTTGAAATATATGTTTGATTGTAACCTAAGTCGGCTGTTCTAGCAAAATAATCTTCTACACTAGAATTACCTGGCTTGTTAAAATCAATCACACTATATTGTGCATTACCTTCGTTACCTCCAACGTTACCCACACTCTCAAAGTTATTGTGTGAACTAATATTGTTTGTACCTTGTGTAATAACAATAGCTTCTTTGTCAATGTCACTAAATGAACTTTGACTTATTTTATTTTTACATGGTGCTGTTGATTGTCCTTGAGCGCCTAATGATGTTCCTTCACCAAACATCACACCGTTTCCTAAATTTTGAAAGTAACAGCAATGCCAATGGTTATTATAAATGTCGTCATCACTAGCAATACCTACACTCAATCCGTTAAACATAATATGATCGAACTTATTCTGTTGTGTTCCTACTAATGAACTTAATGATTCTAATTCAATACCTGCATTTGCTGTAGTGACTGCTGTTCCTGTTGTCCATGGACCTGTAATTTTAATTTCTTTGAAATGACTGTTTTTACAACTTTGCAATCTAATAGCTGGCTTCGCAGTTGATATTGTTTGTATAGTAATACCTTCTAAATGAATATTACTTGCTTGGTTCAATGTTGTGCTTGAACTGTCGTTAGCATAATTATTTGGTGTACTTGAACTGTTTACTGTTTGAAATACAGTATCATTGTCAGTCATGCTGAAAATTGTTTTTTCCATACCGGCACCAAATATTGTACAATAAGGTGGTAGGTAAATAGTATCGGTAACAATATATTTCCCTGCAGGAATATATAATCTAACTCTACTTTGTTCAGTTCCCTTAGTTGAATTGTTTATGTATAATTGATCAATAGCTCTTTGTATTGCAACAGTTTCGTCTGTAACTCCATCACCTGTTGCACCAAATGATCTTATGTTTACAATTTCATCTAATCTTTCTTGTAATGTTCTTGTAATTGGAGAAGTTGCACTTGTACCTGTTTGTACAGTAACGCCATCTAAATATGTATATGAATCTGCAAGTGAAAATAAATTATCATGCTCTGTAATTATTTTTGTGTTACCAACTGCTGGCGAACCTTCTGCAACACTGCCGTTACCTATATATAATGCACGATTATCTACTGCCCAGCCAAATTCACCTCCAGCTAACTGCGGAATACCACTTGTGCCTTTACCACGTCTAACTTGGATTCTTGAAATTTGTACAACTGCCATTATTTGCTCCTCATATAGTATATTTATCCATGTTTGTCGTAATACTGATATACTCTATCCCACCATTTTTGTTCCCACTTGTCGAACTCGTCTGGCCATAGATCAAACTGTTGATATTGCAAGTCTCTTGAACACATAAACACATGTCCTTCGCGTATATTGGTGCCAAATACTTCGTTATGAGCGAGAGCATAGGCTGTGAGCTGTAAGTAATAGTCCTCAACCCATTCTGCTTTCTTAGGCTTGTTTGTTTGTTTAAAGTCCATAATAGCTGGATTATTATCGTATGTTCCTACAAGGTCAGTAGTACCTGCATATATCTTAGGATGGAATAGATTTACTTCACAACCCCATATTTCTGTTACATGACTCTCTAGCACGTTCTCTCTAATTTGACTAGCCATTTTATGTGCTTGTTGAGCATATGGATTAGAACCAGCTGTAGGCCAATTAGGATATTCTGCTATATAATCTTCCAAATACTTGTGCATACGTGTACCAACACTGGCCGCTTCAGTAACAATTTCTTGTGCTTTTTGTTCGCCTACTCGCTTACGCCAAGCAATTAAATGGGTCTTATCTTTCGTTTTATCAAGGATAGTAGTAACACTTGCGACAGCATTTCCATCTGGACATGCGTATAAACGCTTGCCATCTACTTGCCTACGCTTAATTTCTTTGTAATCGTACTTCGTTGTAATTAAACTCATTAATTCTCCTAGTGTGTATTACCTGTTGGAATGTGATGTCTGTTACACATAGTAACAAATACCACAAACAGTGGGTCGTTCTTTTGCTCAGGATCTATGCCTTGTTGGTCTATCCATTTGTCTTGTAATTCGAAAGCATCTATTTCTAATGCTTGTTTACAATCAGCACGTTCGTACTCACCATCATAGTATTGAACAAAGTGAACTAGTTCATGTACTAACACCACCTCACGGAAATGATCTTCAACCATGTGTTGTGTAACTTTATTTGATATAACAATAATGTTTAGGTCGTGATCATAATAACCTGCTATGTTACAGTCATCGTGTCGCTCTACATCAGGATATATAGTTTCACAGACTTCTATTGGATCTTTACGCATTACCTGCGGATAAGGATCACCGTGATATTCAAATCTACTGTTGTCTACTATCCATTGCACCATTGACTCTACTGTATGGTTTCCGTGTGATGCATTAACAGGATGACAAAACCCTAAGGCTAATACTAATGTAATGAAAAAAGTTTTAAACATCTTCATAATACACTGCCTCTAATCTTATAGGATTATTACCTGTTGCATGACCTGCTACTCTTGTTGAACAGTTTCCGCCTATACCTTTTAATAATGCTCTTTCTAATTTTGCCTGTTCATATGTAAGTTGATGGTTTGCCTTTCTTACAAGAGCATTTGTTGCTTCATCGTCTTTACGTGTTTGTAATGCTATTATACCTTGACCAATAGCTGGAAGGATAGGCAAACGTTCGTAATCTCTTTTAATATCTAATGCATCAAGTCCTGCTTCTGCAAGTACTATCGCATCATATTCTCCAGCATCTAGTTTTGCAAGTCTTGTATCAATGTTACCTCTAATAGGTTTTATTTCTACATTTTGATTAGCATATAACTCTTCTAATTGTGCTTTACGTCTTGGACTACTTGTTCCTAACACAAAGCCGTCAAATACTTTACCTATCAATACATCATAAGGTCTATTGCGTTCTAATACTGCACAGATATGTAAGTCAGGATGTTCTACATCTCCTGGCATATCTTTTAAACTATGTACGCCGACATCAATAATTCCATATTTCAAACTGTATTCAATAGCATTGCAGAATACACCTTTGCCGCCTATTTCATGTATAGGAGTATCTGGATTAAGATCTCCGTCTGTTTGTATAATTTCTATAGTACCTTTGCCTATTGCTTTGATTGCTTTATCAGCATATGATAATGCTAACTTACTTCCTCTTACACCTATTCGCATTTTAATTCCACTTCACTAATGGGGGTAACGACATTAGGATAGCATCCATGTTCCCGCCTGTTTTGAAGCCAAACTTAGTACCACGATCGTACATAAGATTAAATTCTACATACCTACCTCGTTTGACTAGCTGTATTTGTTTATCTTCTTCTGTATAATCTAAGTCCATTGTTGAAACGACTGTAGTTTCTAATAAGTCTTTAAACTTAGTTCCAACATTTTTTACAAAATCAAAGTTCATGTCCTTTGGTGAATAGTATTCAAAGAACAAACCTCCAACGCCTCTTGTTTCTTTTCTATGAGGAAGATAAAAGTAATCGTCACAAGCATCTTTAAACTTTGGATAATATGATGTATCATATTTGTCACACATCTTTTTTAATTCTGCATGATAAGTTTCTTTGTCAAAAGGTAAACACGGAGTAAAGTCCATACCACCTCCATACCATTCTATTCCTGTCTTCAAATACCTTGTGTTAAAATGCATTGCAGGCACTTTAGGATTACGTGGATGTAACACTACACTTATACCAGTTGCTTGATAGTCTAGTTTGTGTTCTGTGCCGGGAATTTCTTTTGCAAACTTAGGATCAAACTCTCCAGTTACTTTACTAAAATTTACTGTGCCTTTTTCAAATACATTTCCATAGATTGTTTTATGTGATTGCTCCCAACCTTTCCTTGTAAGAGGTTTATGAGTTGTCATAGGACTATCTAATTTTTCAATTGTATTGCAGATGTCTTGTTGTAATTGTTGAAACCACTCACTAGATATATCAAATAAACTTTTCATCCAATCATCCAATTGTATACTGCTCGCATTGCAAGTAACATATACATTAACTCCATACATGCTCTTGGAATGTCTTTGTCTTTTACTGCAAAGTAAATCCACATAGAACAACTAACACAAGCCATACCCCAACCTATTGCTTGTGTATCTGTGTTAGCATCTGATAATATATAAGCGGCTAGTATGGCTATCATAAAACCTAACCATCTGCCTTTATCTAATTTTTGATAGAATCTAATTTTCATGAAACGTCAAAGTCCCAAACTAGACAGCGTCTATTGTCTTCGGTTGGGTATGCACCATGCCAAACTCTATCGTCCATTACGACTACTCTACCTGGAGTAGGATGAAACTTATGATCATAGGTATAACCATATTGATTTTGCATAACAGTATACATACAACCGTTAAATTGATTTGTTTTAGAAGGAGTAATATGGTCAAAGAGCATTACACTTGATGCAAATCTTCTATTGCTCTGAGCTATTCTATCTGTTGAATGAAAGTGTCCAGCCTGCCAACCACCTGGAAAATAATTTATAGTCCACGCTTTTGATTCTTGTCCTTCAGTGCGTTCTGAAATTTGTGTAATAGGAAGGTCAACTTGTTTAAAACAATCAAGTAACCAATTTTTATATTCTAATCTCTGCTTATCCCACTCGTCGTTCTCTAATGGTTTTTGAATACCATTTACTGTGCATGTGCCTTTTGAGATATCAGCTGTAGTAAAGTCAAATAGATCTTCTAAATCTTTGTAGTGTGGGTAAATTGCACTGACGATCCAATGTTGATTTTGTACTAGATATAGATCAATACCATTTACTTTTTTAAGTAAACTCATTTCAAACTCCTAATGTCTGTATATTATATACTATTTAGACTTGGAAGTCAAGTGTTTATTTGAGTGCGTTTTTTGTAGCTCTATCTGCCATGCTGTCAATACTTTTGTCATCGTCTGGCTGATCCATTTGAGGAGCTTCGCCGCCGGCAAGTACAACGCCGTCTTCGTCAAAGTTATTAACTAAATTTTGTAAACGTTGATCAGCATTATAGGCAACAACAAAGCTCTCTCTGTCGTAATGTTCTTTTTCTGAGTTTGATAGATAATTGTTTAGTTCGTCCCAACTAATTTTAGTTGCGCCTTGCTGTGCTTTTAAGTGAAGTATTTGTGAGAGGCTATCTGAAACAGTTATGGTTTCAGCTAATCCTTTTTTTTTGAGTCTGCTAAAAGCAAACCTAAACGCTTTGAAAGCTCTATACTCTCTCGCTTCCCTCGATCATCTTCTTCATCACCGCCTGCGGATGCATCTGCTGTTGCAAATTCATCATCCATATCGCCTTCTGGGGCATCTGCTTCTGCATCTGCGTCTACTGTTGGTTCCATTTCTGGATCCTCTGCAGGTACTTCGTCGCCCATTGTGTCAGGTGCACCTTCGCCTGTTAAAATAGCTACGCCACTTGTAAGGGAATCACGTGTGCTTTCCAATGTTGTGAATAAAGAGCCTAGTGCAGGTTTTACTGTGCCAATAAAGGTTTCACTCTGCTCAACGCCCATTTCGTCTCTGATCTTATCGCCTAATTCTAACATGCTTTCTGTTTGCATTTCTGCTGTGTCTTCCATCCAGCCTGTAATTCTATCGACCATATCCTTTGCGGCCATTACTAATGTTGCTTGTTCTTCTGCGCCTTCTTTTACAACGCCTTCGGTTTTCTTAGCAATAGCTTTTTGTAAGCCTGCTGGTAATTTCTTTTGTTTTGCAGATAAGCCTTTTGAATCATCTTTTTTATCATCGCCTTTGCCTGCGTCCTTAGCCGCTTTTTTCATCGGCTCTTTTTTGTCGCCATCTTTATCTAAATCTAAAAAGTCTGGCTTTGCTTCTGCTACTTCACGCTCTGCGATTGCTGTATTCAGAAGTTCAAGGAACAATTTATTCTTCTGGTACGTTTCGCTAGTATGAACTGCATCAAAACTTTCGTTTGTTTCAACTTGTGATAAAGTTGTTCTAAGTTTGTTGCGAGCATCTAATAGTTGCTCGGTAGTAAACTTATCTGTGTTGATAGTTTTACCATATTTTTTAGCCAAGTTCTCGTTAAGTGATTTCACTGTAACTGGCTTTGAAAATTCTCTAATATGCATAGTATTGTTCCTTTGTCATTATGTATTTATTTATCAAAGATATAACTTTCTATCTGTGCAAGTGAGGACCATGCTTTGTCTGTTGCTATGTCAAATTTTGTCTCAGATGCTTGAATTCTTATGCTATCTTTACTTACCTCTATTGTTCTCTTTGCAAACAGTGCGTCCATATAATGTTTACACACCTTGTTATCTAACACAATAATATCCTTAATATCATTACTATTACCGCTTTCTGCCACTATTTTTGCTATAGCAAGTGCCGCAGTTTTAGTAAATGTAGTTACTACGTGCTTATTAGTACTTATGTCAAAGATACGATAACCATTCTTATGTTTACGTATAACTATGTTCTTAACACGTATACTATTACCTTTTTGATAGGGAATAGGTACTTGGGCAAGCCCGTGTACCACAATTTCTTCTAGTTCTTTCGCTAATTGTTTGTCAAAACTCATTCGCAACGACCATTACAGTTCCATCTTGTATTAGTTTACTTACTAATGCTTTACGTATCAGACCCTCAATTACGAATCTGTCTCTTTCTGAATAACTGTCTAATGATCTAAGATCGTTACATCTTTTCAATACTGCCCGTTCTTCGTTTGTGCATTGAATGGTAAAATCTTGTATGAGTTCGTTTATTTTCATTTCATACTAGCAATCTGCTTCTTTAAAGCAGTTGAATCTGCTTTGAATTGCTTTGTAATAGCTTTTAATTGTGCTTGTTTTGTTTGCTTCTGTTTTTGCATTACTGCTGGATTATCTCCACCTATAATGCCTCCTCCATCGTCTCCTGCTAAATTCTGTGCAACATTATTTGCAACCTTTTTACCAGCTTGAGCAGTTTTGGCTAATCCTTGTTGTGCAAGTTGTGTACCTTGTTTTGCTATATCTTTGCCTACGTTAAGAGCACCTTTGCCTAATGCTTTAGCTCCTTGGACAGCAAGTTTGCCTCCTGTCTTAAGAGCCGCTTGTCCTAATTTAGCGCCAACTCTACCAGCAGTTGCTAATCCAGTTCCTATCACTTTGGCTCCGGCAATAGCTGGTGCAAGAACTGCAGGCAACACTTCGTCTATTTGTTCTTCTGTAAGATGAGGATATTTTTCTCTCAAAAATTTTCTAGCAACATCTTCTTCGTTAATTTTAAATTCGTGTAAACGCATTCTGAATTTCCTAGTTACGCCTTGAGCAACGATATAATACGTTGCACATTAGAACCTTTTTGCAGTGCATTATTGATTGCTTTGGCCAAAGGAGCCATTGCTTTTCTTTCATTTGGTTTTAGTACTTCACCTGCGGCCGCTTTTTGTAGTGCTTGAGAAGTAATTGCGGCTTGATTACCTCCAGTTACATTCTGTAACCTTCTGACAGCCATTGTTGTTTTTTTGCCATCTACTGCTGGCTCTCCACTATCAATTTCTTTGCCTGCCGCATCTAATGCTTTACCTGCAACATCTAATGTTTGGCCTGCAACCTTCTTAACATTTTTATATCCTTTGCCAACATCTTTACCAACTTGTTTTGCAACCTGTCCAGTTTTAGTAGCAACTTGTTTTGCAACTTGTCCAGTTTTCTTAGCCGCCGCTTTGCCTCCTGCCACAGCCGCTTGAGCACCTTTTTTAACAATTGGAGCGGCAGTCTTAACTGCTTTCTTGCCTGTTGCTACGGCCGCCTTGCCAGCTTGTTTAGTTAGATTGCCTAAAGTTTTTACAGCGCCGCCAAAGTTAGGTGCTTCATTTAGTGCATAATCAATCTGAGCATCAGTAGCTGTTGGAAACATTTCCTTGAGTTGTTTTTTGTGAATCTCTTCTTTGAGATTTTTTACTTCATTTAGTTTCATTTCATTCTCCTGCGTTTAGCTGTGCTTCTGCGTGTTGGTTTCATCCTAGTTTTATTTAACCTAGCAATTCTTTGTGATTGAGCTCCCATACGTTTTTGGAACTTTGATTTGATTCCAATAATTGGTGATTTCCTAGCTCTAGTTTTTTTCATTGTTAACTTTGCTTTCACGTTAATTGGAGCATTACATGTTGAGGCTTTAGCAACAATACGTCCTTTACGTGATCCGCTTGTACATCTAAACTTTCTTACAACTTTACCTTTACTTCTACCGTAAGTTGTAGTTGCCGCTTCTGTTATGATATCAGCTATAATCATCTTTTTCTCTTGTTCAATCTTCTTAATGCAATTGAAGCTGGATTTGTACGTTTTGTACGTCTAGCCTTACGTGCCATTCTAGCACCAAGTCTAGCTCTTGTACGCTTCATTGATAATTTCTTTTTGATATTAGGTGATGCAAAACATTGTGCCATGTTAGCCACAATACGTCCTTTACGCAATCCGCTTGCACAACGATACTTTCTAACTAATTTTTTACCTCGTCTACCCCATATTTGCTTTTCGCTTAGGTCAGACGATACGATCTCTGTTATTAACATAACAGTATTTATATAAGATTGTTATGAAAAATTAATTAAAAGGACTACGATAGTACTTAAAAGACCTGCAACAATAGTGCCTGTTGCTCCGATGATCACTTTAGTTAATGACTTATTGCCGTGTGTGATATCTGCATGAATATGCTCAACTTTAGCTTCAATTTTATCTAAACGTGTTTCAAGATTGATATATCTTTGTTCGCACATATCAACATGTGCTTCTAAATTTTCACGTTCTAAACTAGTGGCTTTAGTTTTTGCCATATTACATTCTCCATTATAACCCTTGCTCAAAGGGTATTAGTAAACTCTAAGTTGGCCTAATTTGTGCTGTCTGCCTTGAATATAATATTACGTGCCTGTGGTGTTGTTCTAAACACATTATTATTTATCTGAATTGTTTCATTTAGTTGGCCTATAACAGGCACTAAATTAAAATCTTCTTCAAGGGCTTCATTAGTTGGAAAGTATTGATACTCGTCTGTTTTACACTCAACTTCCCATACCCTATGCTTACCAGTATAGTCAGTACCAAAGCCTAACTTATTAAACTCTGCGGCTGAATAGTCTGTAGCAACAGGTGCTTCACAGTATATATTTGTCCTAAGCATCATAGTCTGTACAAATGTCATCCAGTTAGCCTGCTGGCCAATAGCAGTTTTATCTGAGCTGTTGTTTCTACGTTGCTTTGTTTCGCTGATATCAATCAATGAATATACTTTCATATAACTACTTATCGGTCATAAAAAAAGGGTGCCGTAAAAACGACACCCTTTATATTAAGTTTTAAACTAACTTTTTACTTTATTATACTGCGTCAATAAAGTCAGCTAGTAATGAACTAGTTACACCAGTTGAACCTGTTCCAAAGTTTGAACCAGCTGTAAATGCTGATGTACCTTGAATTGCAACTTGTACTGCATCAGTAGTTCCACTTGTAAAAATCCCTGATTCTGTAAGTGGTGCTACACCTGCGATTGTGTGAGGTCCGTCAGTTGTGTTATCTGTTCCGTCACCTGATGTTAAGTAATCGATCGCCGCTTTAAGCTCTGCTGATGTCATGTTACTTTTTGCTAAGTTAATGATTCTAGTTCTTGGTCCTAAACCATTTGATGTTCCAGCTAATCCGCCGGCACCTTGTGCTTGTCCTGCCATTTTATTCTCCTATTTTCTCTAATGACCAATTCCGCTACTCTGCGAAGTTGTTATAAGTATTTACCTTTTAGTGAAAAAATAGCCTATTTACGGCTGTTTTGGGCCCGATTTTCTAATGCTCTTAGTGCATTTACAAATCCTGTACCACCTTTTGCTATATTATCTAATATAATTATAGCTGGCATGTATGCTTGTAATACATTTGCAGGAACACTCTTACCATTTTTAGCAAGCTCTAAAAACTTTTTAGTTAGCATTAAGTTTCTTGATCCTACAAGTCTTAGATAACCTGCCATGTCTGCACCAGTTACTGCAATATCTGGAATACTTACTTTAGGTTCTGGATCGTTAACTTTGTAAACTTCAAGATCTCCTTCAGCTGAAAGTTCTTCTAAGTATTGTATGATGTCACTGTTTCTTAATTTAGCACGAGCCGCAAGTAATAATCTTGTGACCAATTGTTTTTTACTATTCTTAGAGAGAGATTGGAAACTAAAAATATTTCTTCTAACAGCCTTGTAATCACTGTTCGATATCTTTAGTGCAGATTCAATATTTAAAAACGTTTGTTGATCATTTAGACTGCTAACTGTACCTGTGCTTAGTTTTGAAACATAACGATTGAAAGCCAAAGTTGGAAACTGCACAGAAGTTCTCATTCTACGTGCCGCACCAGGATCCTTAAGTTTATTAAGTGCATCATCATCACCTATAATAAAATAAACAAAATTATATAAGTCAGTTGCTGACATCCTAAAATGTTTGTAATTATCATGGCTTGCTGTTTTCTTACCATAGCCATGTGCATAAGGTGCTGAGTTTGGAAATCGTCTTAGAACTTCTAGTATTAGCATAGTCAAGTATGCTCGTTCGCAACAGTCTGTATAGGTGAGTGATTTTAATGCACCACCTTGTCTGGTCAGTCTAGCTTCGTGAAGTTCTTTTATAAAATCCATTTACTTGTTGCTTTTTCTCATTAGGTCAAGTAACTTAGTAAAGCCTTCTTCTGACTGCAATGCAGTTTGAATTTTGTCATCTGCTTCTGGATCTCTAGCCATTGCATACTCAACACCAAATAATGGTGCAAGTTTTTTCATGTCTAGGTTTCTAATAAGTTTTGCTTCCTGATTTGAAATCCTGTGTTTTGCGCCACCGTCAGTTACAATTTCTCCACCATCTTGGTAGTCGGAAAGTTTTCCTGCTTGTACTGTAATTAGATCTTGATCGTAACGCTTCTTCATTGGATCAATATCTTTGTCTAGTTCGCGTCCGTGTCCTTTTAAACCTAAATCGTCTAAAGTGCCTTCTGCTACTACGTCTGTCATTTTCATAGTTTTTCTCCTATCTCTCTACTGCTCTATTAGCGGCAGTAAATCCTGCTCTGTTAACTAATTTAATATCGCCTTCAGGATGAGCTAACACATACCCTTCGCCGCCTTCTTTACCATCTGTCTTAGAACTAACTGTGCCTGGCCTGCTATCTAAGTCAGCAATAATACTATCTTTTGCTTTCATTACACCTGTAATAACTTCAAACAATGATGTCCAAGCATTCATATTCTGTTTGATATATTCAAGAACTTTTTGTTTCTTTCCGATGCTTATATCTTTTCTAGTGTCTAACCATTTAGGAAAGTCACGTCCTAAGTTGTCAAGTCCTGTGTCTACTTTACTATTCATGTATGAGTAAATAATCTTAGAAAAATTTGTCATTTTCATCTGTCTTAATTTGTTTTGATCAAGTAGGCTATCAATGTCTGCGGCATCTTTCTTAATAATTTGTTCAAGTCTGCTAATGTCTTCATTAGGAACTTGTGCAGGCTCTTCAATAGTTACAGGTGGTACAACTAATAAGCTGTTACCTTGAAATATATCTAAGTCTTTAAGTGGACTTTCACTACCATCTTGGTCTACCATTCTATGTATAACTACACCAGCAGTTGACTTGGCAATCTTTTTACCTAAGTCACTTGCAACATCTACAGCATATTCTACAATGTTTGGTTTGAATACAAAATTCTTTTCTATTACTTGTGGTGTTGTGTAATATAGCAAGTCGCCTTTAAAGTATCCTCTATAACTTTCTGGTACAGCCTTTTCAAAAACACTGTATGCCTGACCCATATTATTTGCAAATTTTGTATAACGATCTCTTTTTACTTTGTCCGGATTACTTGCTCCGGGGCGGGCCATAAGCATTTTTTGTAGAGCTTCTCCAGACGTTGCCTTTCCGTCGTATCCTTTTGCTCCGAATCCTGATTTATCTGTAAGTACAAATTCTCCATTTTCATTGCGGCCAAAAATGACTGCGGGAGATCCGTCCCATTTAAGAGTGACATTGCCTGCTCCTCCTTTTGCCATGCTACGTAAACTTTGTAAAGCTCTCATTGCTCCTTGTGAACCTTGTAGGTAAACTAAGTCTTCAGCATGATCAATTCTTGCCGCTTCGTTAACAGATTCTTTAGGTGCATACTTTTTCCATAGTGCAAATCCTACATCGGGTTTTAAAGGTTTTAATTTTTTATACGTCATAGAAGTCCACACTTGAGCATCTTGATCCCACTTCCACCAAGTTCCTTGCTTAGGATCTTGAAACACAGCATTGCTAGGAAATTTTAATAATGATGCTCTATTTTTAGACTTGTCTTTACTAACTGGTTTATCTTTATCGTCTGTATCTACATTGGCTGGATTAATTGCATCGAGTCCTTTTTTAATAGGATCTAAAACCTGTCCAATAGTAGTTTGTTGTCCGCCGGCATCCTTATAAGTTTTATTCATCTTACTAAAAGATCCTTGATCGCCTGCTTGGCCAAGTTTAAATCCACCAACTCCTGACTTATAAACTTTTGCTAATCCTGATTTTATTCCTTCGTCTAATTTAAATTTTGCTTGTAACATGCCACTTATAATTCCACGTGACTCTGGAACAGGTAATCCTTGCTTTTCAAAATTATCAAATGCATCTGCTGTAAGTGCATCATAATCTGGAGAGCCTTTAATCTTCCTAACTATACTTTCTACACTATCTAAGTCTGCAGGATTTGCTCCTGCACCTAACAGTGTTTCAGCAACATCGTCTGGTGTACTGGCAACAAGTTCATTTGTTTCTCTGTTAACTAATCCTTTACCCGGAGACCACTTCATGCCTTTTGCTTTTGCCATACTAGCAATCATTATCGCTCTGTGGGCACCTTTATATACAGTGCCATCGCCTGTACCTTTGTAAGCAAATTTCATAAGCTCTGGATTACCAAACATTAAATCTGTTTGCACATATCCATTGTTAGGATTTCCGTTGATAGGAGTTTTAAAATGTACACTAATACCTGACTTCGCTACCCATTGTCTAGTATCATCGTCAGGATGATTTTTCATCTTCCATGCAACAAGTTTATCAAACAATTCTTGCTTGTCAACCTTACTAGCATCAACTGCAACATCTAAGTCACCTGAAGTATCTTTTATTCCTGTAGAGCCTAGCTTTAGATCTGTATGCTTTAGCCCTGTAATCTTTTCTAACCATAGCAGAGTAGGATCAACACTATCTCTTTGTATACGGGTTGTAACAGGAGCGCCATCAGCGTCCTTGAATATGTTTCCGCCTTCTTTAAGAATCATTCTTTTTGCTCTCATTTATTTTTGCTAGTCCACGTTTGAACTTTTTAGGGTCTGCACTCTTTACACTATTAATAAATCTACGTTCTAATTCTAATGCTTCTTCTCCAGAATAGTGTTCATTTATCTGTTCAAACAAGTTTATAGCACTTTCTATTAGGTTAGTGCCTGAAGTTTCAATCAAATGTTCTTTATTCCTATTAAAATTAAGATTATTGAGTTCTTCGAGTATAGATCTAGTAGCTTTTTTCATTATGTTACATCCTTATAACGTATTTAGTCATGCAAAGCAATAAATATTGTATTAACGGAGGGCGAAGTATGACGATCGAAAAAATGGACTTTAATGCACGTTCCTTATTATTTGCAAAATTATCAAGTATTGCATATAATAACGAAAAAGATGCAAGAAGTCAAGCGAAAAAGTTAGGGTTCACTACAACTGAATTCTACCAAAAGGATGGAGCACAAGCATATCGCTTCATGAACAAAACAGATCTAGTAATTGCATGTCGTGGAACTGAACCAACAGAGTTTAACGATATAAGTGCAGATCTAAAAGCATTGCCAGTAATGGCAGAAACAATCTCAAGAGTGCATCAAGGTTTTAAAGCAGAGGTAGATGAACTATGGCCTGCTATTACAGAAGACATTAACCGTAAAGCAAACTTAGGCAAAACACTTTGGTTTTGTGGACATAGTTTAGGAGCGGCCATGGCAACGATAATGGCCAGTCGTTGTTTACATGATGAAGAACTTAATGATCCAGTTGAGCTTTACACATTTGGTTCGCCACGTGTGGGTTGGAGAGGATACGTTAAGAGCTTAGGTGTAACACATCATCGTTGGAAGAACAACAATGATATTGTTACTACTGTTCCTCTTTGGATTATGGGCTACGTACATCACGGTACAGAACATTATCTAAATGCATATGGAAACTATAGAAAGCCTACAGGTTGGCAACTAGTCAAAGACAAATGGCGTGGTATTTGGATGGGTCTAAAGCAAGGAAAGATAGATAGCTTTGGAGATCATTCAATGACTGAATATATCAAACACATTACACAAATAAAGAGCTAACACTTTCTTCGTTTGTTACACGTCTAATAGCTTCACCAAACAAAGGCGCGACACTAACCTGTCGTGTCTTTTTACAATTCTTAGGACAACGATTAGGAATACTATCTGTAACTACTAGTTCGTCTAGTACTGACTTCTCAACTTTTTGACATGCTTCGTTTGATAGTACACCGTGTGTGATGTAAGCACGAACACTTGCCGCACCAGCATCCATAATAGCTTTGGCCGCATTACATAATGTCCCGCCTGAGTCTACAATATCATCTACTAGGATAGCATGTTTACCTTTTACATCTCCAATTAGATTCATTACTTCTGATTTGCCTGCTTCTGGTCTACGTTTATCTACAATAGCAATGTCGCCATTAAACATATCTGCAAACTTTCTAGCACGAACAACTCCGCCTGCATCTGGTGATACAAATACTGTACCTTGTTGATTTACTTCTGGATCGTCTACAATTCCTATTGCACGTTTAATATCTTTTGCAAACACTACACGGCTTGTTAAATCATCCACCGGGATGTCAAAGAAACCTTGTATCTGTCCTGCATGCAAATCCATTGTAAGGATTCTATCAGCACCAGCAGTAGTAATAATGTTGCTTACAAGTTTGGCTGTAATAGGAGTACGACTTGCACTTTTACGATCCTGTCTTGCATACCCGAAATAAGGAATGACTGCGGTAATTCTATTAGCACTAGATCTACGTGCCGCATCAATCATTATCATAAGTTCCATTAAACTGTCATTAACAGGTGTACAGGTGCTTTGGATAATAAAAACATCTTCACCTCTAATATTCTCTAAAAATTCTACACTGGACTCTCCGTCTGCAAATGTAGAGACCTTCGCTGGCACTAGTGTCGCAAAACAATGTTCAGCGATTGCTTGTGCTAGGTTAGGGTTAGCATTTCCTGTGATAATCTTCATTTTCAAGTTGTAAGCCTTCCTACTTGGTTGTGAGTTAATGTAATACTTATATAATACACTAACTTGTTTATTAAGTCAAGAGTTTTAGTATCCGTTTGGTACTATAACATAATGTATTGCTAGAACAACACCAACTGATGCTCCTAGCCCTATCATCATTTTGATAAAGTCTTTGGTAATTAAAGGAAATACTGTTTTAAACTTTTCCTTGCCTGTCATAGTAGCCATAGCAAGTTCACGTCCACATAGTAAACCTACGAACACCCATGTTGTTGACATAGGTATATCGTTTATTTCTTTAAAGAACAATAGTATTAAAAAGTAAACACAATCAATAATAGTTGCTGAACGTACATACCTTGTATTGTGTTTCTCCAATACAATAGTTTGTATCTTACCTCCACCTTCTCTAAACATGTATCCTAGTCCGCCTACAAACACAAGACTAACTAGAACCATTAGGTCCCAGGGTATCTCTCTAGGTAGGAACACAGCAATGTTTGCCATGTCATGACTTAGCCAAGTAAACCACAGGAAGCCTGTTGTTACCCATTGTGCTACACGCCATGCTTTCTTGTGTTCTTCTTTGACAGGCTTTGCTTCGTCTAGTAGTTTAGTAACTCCTATCCAAATAACATACGCCGCCACTGCCGCGACAGCATAACCCATCATACTTTTTACAAGCATCTTCTCTAATACAAATGTACTTGCAAAGGCACTTAATACTAAAAAAGAAGTACTAACTGGTACTCCTATCCTTGTAAGTATTAATAATAGTCCTGGTGCCGCGGCATGATACCATTGTATCTCTTGGAAAGGTATTTTGTTAAGTCGCCCGTAACTGATGTCTCCACCGTTAGTGTACCAACCATACCACAGAGTGTATAACAAGACTGCACTTGCACAACCCCACATAATTTTCCAATTGAATCTCTCATTGTTCGAAGCAATCCAAGTACCGAGAGTTTGTACTGAATCATTTGCTATAACTGAATAGGCGGCGAATAAGAATCCAATTGCCATCCATAAGGTAAGTGCGTCCATTTGTTATCTCCTCTGCTTGATGTCTTTACCACATCGCTCACATAGTAAGAGCAGGCTCAACGGTGCCTGCCAGGAACTTAATTGTTCCATTATTATTTATAAAGTAACATCATTTCAATTCTTTGTCAAGGATTTTGAGTGCCGTGTTTTGATTGACACAGTCATGCGGAAATAGCATGACAGCCTTTACCAAATAACTGCTCATATAAGTCGGCTCTTTTTTCCCTTAATGATAAATACAGGTGAAGTAGATAAATGCAATGTTTATTTGCTCACACACATAGACACATTGGATAGACAATGCGGATTATCCATCCGTTACAAGTGATTGACGAGTACCAAAGGTACTTGCACCGCCGGGGAAGTTCCGGGGTATTGCTTTCCTCAAGCATCCTAAAAACTTATATAAGGAGAAAAAAATGGCAACAATGCTATTCAACGGCCTTGTGAGTTTACTTGGAAACCCAAGCCCGTCCAAGGCTTTCGAAAAAGAGATGCTCACTTACGCCAAAACAGAGTATGGAAATGATTGGCAATATGCTTATCACTATATGTTATCCCACAATGGACATGGTCCTAGAATGGGAGTAAAAAACTAATGACACACGCAATTTTAACAGCTTCAAGTTGGATCCAAGATGCCGTAATAGGCTTTGCAGATCTAATTAAAACTTGGAAACGCAACAGAGCTCGCAAGGCTATGATTGCTAGAACACACAAAGAGTTATCCCAACTTACAAATCATGAGTTACGTGACCTAGGAATAGGACGTAGCGATATTACTAGTATTGCAAACGGAACCTTTCATGATACAAGAATGAAAGCAAAGACTAACGCTAATTTAAGAGGATGGGTATAATGACTGTAGCAACAATTTCAAACACAACATGGTCTTACACATGCAAAGTATGTAAGATGATTAGAACAGCATTAAGTGTTGCATTCGTAGCAATAATTGCATTTGGTGAATCAGCAGGTAGAGCAAGAGCCGCATCAGAACTATCAAGACAAGGTTATCATGATGAAGCAAAAGCACTAATGTTAAGCCCGAAGGATTTTAGGTAATGTGGAAAAGATTTATTAGAGCAATGGAATACAGAAGTTACTGTATGGCAATCCGTGAACTAAGAGCTCATGGCTATTACCAAAGAGCAAATGAGATATCTGAATTCAAACATAAAGTCTATGGGAGTTTCTAATGTGGCCTTATACAAATGAAGAATCGGATTGGTTAAACGGATGAAAGTACATAATACCATACTTGTAAGATCTATTGTAAAACTTAGAATGTGGTATGCTGACGTTCGTGGACATCACGGCAAGCGTTGGAACTATGAACCATCTAGACACTATATGGGAATGTCCAAACCTCGTCGAAAGAAAGTGCTACAAAATAGCACATACATATAATACGGGTTGACCTTAGGGACAACTCGTGCTATATATTATTATACACTCCAACTCTGGAGTCACACATACACAAAGGAAAAACAAATGAAAAAATTACTATCTACCGTTGCCATTATGGCATCATTAACAGTTCCTGCCTTTGCAGAGGACATTTCAATCGATATGTTGAACAAGCGTGACGATGGAGCCAAAATGGTTTACTCACAAGACATTGCACGTATTGACGTAGGCGATACTATTACATGGTTACCAAAGTCAAAAGGTCATAATGTAGAATTCATTGCAGGACCAGATGGTTGGGAAGCACCTAAGAAATCAAAGAATGGTAAAGAAGTTGCTATTACATTTGATGCTCCAGGCATTTACCTATACCAATGCACACCACACAAGTCAATGGGAATGATTGCAATGGTAGTTGTTGGTGACGATACATCTAACTTAGATGCAATTACTGACATGAAGATGCGTGGCAAGTCTAAAAAGAAAATGAAAGAATTACTAGCTGACTTGTAATGTTTACAAAGAGAATCCCGGAGTTTTGTTTAAGCCATTGGCTACTGCGTATTCCGCTAGCCATTATCTTTATACAACAAGGACTCAGTAAGTTTCCAGTTTCTATAGAAGATGCTGAGGCATTCGATCTTCCATACTTAGTATGGTGGGTCGTTAGTTATGGAGAGTTAGGTGCAGGGCTAGGATTGATAGTAGGAGGCATCATTGCCTTACAAAAATACTTTCATGAACTAGGCGATTTACTTACACGCTTCTGTGGTATTACTATTTGTAGTATTATGACAGGAGTTATTTGGGTAGGACAACCTGAAACCTTTTGGGATGTCATCCTTTACGATAACCTTCACGTACTTTTATGGGTAGGTGGATTGTATTTTGCATTGCGAGGTAACAGAACATGACACCAAGAGAGTCAGCACAACTAGAAGCAGACCGTGCTTTCAATAGTTTTATCAAAGTATCAAAATATACTGTCTATGTAGCAATAGCTTTTTTTCTTTTTGTTGCTTCTTGTAACTTTGGTGTTGAGGATGGACCTAATGCTACTGGATCGGGTTATGACGGAAGTGTTTATAATCCTAGCAATTTAAAAGTTAAATAAAAAAAATGACAGAGCTGTCCGCCAAGACGGCTCTGCCATAACTTCACAGTGTTATGTTAACTACTACTTGCGATTGTATATATGATATAACACCCATACAGCAACTAAGCCAACTAATCCCTGAGCTGATAACGCTGTTATCATTCCAGTAATATTGTCTACTACGCTGATGTTTGGCCAGAACGGAATGTTCTGTCCGTTGAACAGGATCTCAAGTACGATTGCTAAAGAAATAAGTGATACACCTACTTCAGTTATTGCACTTGCCCAACCCTTTACTTTGTTTAAGATTTCCATTTGGATCTCCTTTCAAATTGCTGAGTAATAGTACTCAGTCAATTATTTAGAGTCAGAGATATAAAAGTTAAACTACCATAAATGGTTTAAGGTATCAAAATTGTATGATTTATTTTAACCAAGCAATCTTTTCGCCTGCTTTTACACGGCGTTCTTGCTCTGCAACACTACCTGGATAACGCCAAGCCCATACAGCAACTAATGCCATAAAGCCTCCGCTCCATGCTACAGCTTTGATATTTTCTGTGGTAAACCAAAGGAATGCAAGCGATGATGCCATAACTAGAACCATTGCATACTTGCCTTTGGTAGGGAATACTTTCTTTTGTACCCAGTTCGTCAAGAACGGTCCAAAGTATTTGTGATTGTATAACCACTTGTGCATTCTTGGGCTTGACTTTGCAAAACAATATGCCGCCAAGACAAGAAAGATTGAGAAAGGAATGCCAGGAACTATAATTCCAATGTAAGCCATTCCGAGTGACAGGAATCCAAGTCCCATCCAAAAATATTTTTTAATGTTCATTTAATACTTTCCTTAATGAATCCACCAGTTCAGAAATCATTGCATCTGTATGCAACGGAGTGGGAGCAAATCTTAAACGTTCTGTTCCTTCTGCAACTGTAGGATAGTTAATTGGTTGACAGTAGATGCCGTGTTCTTCTAACAAAACATCACTGAGTTTTTTACAACGTACAGGATCACCTATCATCACCGGAACAATATGAGTACTTGCATCTGGGTGTACTTCTATATTATAATGTGCAAGTTTTCTTTTTAGTTTACTTGCTTGTAGTTGATGCTGTTCGCGTAATTCGTTGTGGTCCATAACGTACTTAACGCTTGCCAAAGCGCCTGCACATATAACTGGACTAGTGCTTGTAGTAAAAATAAAACCTGAGGCGACAGAACGGATAGCGTCTATAACGATCGCTTCCCCTGCGATGTATCCGCCCTGCACACCAAAGGCCTTGCCTAATGTGCCATTAACTATGTCAACTCTATCTTGTAAGCCAAGTTCTTGTAACTTGCCTCCACCATGCTCTCCGTAGAGTCCTACGGCATGCACTTCGTCAATATAAGTTATTGCACCATATTTTTCTGCTAAGTTGCAAATGTCGAGCATAGGCGAAACGTCCCCATCCATGCTATACACAGACTCAAATACTACACAAGGTGTACCTGACACGTTCTTTAGCTTATCCTCGAGGTCCTCCATATCATTGTGCGTCCAAATTATTTTGTCTGCACCACTATGTCTAATGCCTTGAATAAGTGAAGCGTGGTTAGCACTATCACTTAAAAACACAATGTCGGGAATGATTTGTTTAAGAGCGACCAACGTCCATTCGTTTGCAACATAAGCGGACGTATAAAGTAATGCTGTCTCCTTCTTGTGAAGTTTAGACAGCTCTATTTCTAATGCGACATGATAATGACTTGTACCTGCAATGTTACGTGTGCCACCTGCACCTGCACCTGTTTGATCTAGTGCTGTATGCATTGCATCTAATACTACTTTGTTCTGTCCCATGCCTAAGTAATCGTTTGAACACCAGTTCACAATGTTTTTAATATTATATGGCCCATACCAGATGGCATTAGGATATCCTCCACGCTCTCGGAGTATATCATTAAAAACTCTGTATTTGCCTTCAGACTTTAGTCTGTCTATTGTCTTCTGAAATGGTTCTTTGTTCATTTAAATACTTCTTAAATTGTTCTTTGTCTACATATGTATAATTGCCTAAATGATGTACCGAATGGAATATACCCATTTGATTAAGTTCTTTTTGTACATCGTTCCATCCCTGGAATGTTTCTCTAAGCCATTTAAGCATAGTATTACTTATGTCTTTTGGAAAGGTTAACCCCTAACATGAACACATGCTAGGGGCTTCTAATGTCTTTACTATTTGTTCTAAGGGCTATGCCCTGGTTACATATTGTTTTACTGTATTATTTACTAGGTTTACCGTTCACAAACTCGTAAAACTTTTCAGCCGCTTCTAATACTGCGTCTGTTCCAGGTACTTCTGGCATTGTAATAGAACTTACAATCTCGTTAGTATCTCTATCACGTTTTACACTTTGTTCCCATCCGTTAAACTTGGCATGGTAATCGTTCCAGATATTACCTTGTGCCATTTCTAACACTTTAGTCCTAATTTCGTATCCGTTTTTGTTTGTTGTGATTTTTGGCATTGCGGCCTTAAACATTTCTGCAACCTCTTGGGTCTGTTTAAAGATGGCTTCTCCGTACTTTGTATCTACGCTCATTTTTTTCTCCTTTGTGTGTATGTGTGTAGTGTTACTAATGTAACGTATTATTTATTATATGTCAAGTGCTTTTTGATGGTGTAGCTGGCTTAAAGTTACCGCCACTATTAATAATACACCAAAGACCAACTTCAGGAAACTTTGCAACTAATGAATAAGTTCCTGTTTCTAAATTAACATATATTGTCATCAATGCAGGCATAATGACACCGTCTGGTCTTTTAACAACTGTACCACCGTTAACAAAAGGAACTTCTTGAAACTCTCCAACTACAAGTGCTTGGATAGATTCAGGACGACCACAGTCGATAACGGATGGTAGGTGCATCACAGATGGTTTTGTCTGTGGTGCTGGAATGCCTTGTTCTGGTTGTTCTGTTTGTGCATTAAGTACACTGATCACTCCTGCATCAGTAGAACTTATCGTCGCAAACGTTACTACGAAAAGGCTTAAAATCATGAAAAGTTTCATTTTATTGTACCTCTGTCTGTATTATATTTATTAAAACAAAGATTCCATCATGCGTGAGCTGGCTAAATTTACTGCGGCTGTCCATTGTTCCTCTTCATCAAAGTTATAAAATATTTCTTGATTAGGTTCTACAATCAACCATGCTTTATGTTTATAAACTTCTGCTTGCAACTGAGGAATGATCCATGTACTCATTCCGCTCATCAAACGCCAACAGTTTGGCATATTGTTTGATGCCATTTTATCTAACATAAGTTCGTCTGAACTGACACAGTTTCCGTGTGTTGCTTGAATAGTATTAGTAGACATCCAGTCGTTTGTGTGTAAAAGCAATAAACTTTGTTCACTGACTGGTCCACCTCGGTATAAACTTCCTGTGGCCCCGCTGTTGCTTTCTCCTCTCATGCTCTGAATATCATTTACTTTCATGTAACTAGGTTTATTTAGGATAAGTCCTATCACAACCTTGTCTGTTTGTTCGTAGATATACACAACACTCTTTTGAAAGTGTGGGTCTTTCATAACATGAGGCTTGGCAACTAGTAATTTGCCTTTGAAGTTATCTAGCATGACTAACTATAGTCCGGTAATGGTCCGCCGTACTTTTTGCCTTTGATCTTTTTGCCGCCGACTGTGACTCTTTTGTCTTTACTAACTTTATGAGACTTTCTTCCTGAACGTGAACGTAACCCTTGACTCTTACAACTAGCTACAGCACTTGCACCTATGTCGTGATTAGGTCGAGATGAACGGCAAAGAGCTTTACTAGCCTGCCATTCTAGTTCCATTGTTTCATCTAAGTCTTTTATTTTCATGCTATCTATATTTATCCGCTAGGCACACCTCATTATCATCTAACGAACTATTATTCATTAGACTAAATGTAAGAGCTTTTCTAGTGCCACGGGTTGTGCCTAGAACGACTTCTCCTGACTTTTCATGATATTCAATTTTTGTGATTTTTGCAGGCTTCTTAGAATTACCCACAAGAATTTGTTGACCTAATTCAAAGGCCAAATTAATGTTTCTCAATGTCATTGGATTCTCCATAATTGGTGTGTCCCTTTCTACTTTGGACAATATTATTTATTCTTGTATCTTCCGAATTAACTGCTACTGGAATAGGCCCCGCTGTTGTGGTCTGTCTTTTGGTTAAATACTATTATGAGATACCAACTACTCAACGATGATATTGGTAATTTCCTAATTATCGATACCTGGGCAAATCATATTTTGGCAAAGGTGACTACCATTGAACTAGGTGCTCGCATTAGTCAGAACCTCAACAAACGACTTGGAACTAAAAAATATTTGAACGAACTTCGCCAAAAAGTCTTGACAAACGACAACATATAATATAGTATATAGAGGTAAGTTTAATTATTTAGAAAGTAAAAACAATGTCGTACTTAACTATTCTTGGCAGTCTATTCATAATACAAATAGTCGCCAGTGCAGTTTCTGGTGATCCAGCACCATTTATGATTTGTGTTTCAGGTTGTAATTAATATGAGATCAATACTATTATTACTATTAGCAATGAGTTTAAGTGCCTGTGGTGCAACGACTCAACAGACTGTTCTCAATGAATGGTGGACGTCTAATGTCAATCCAACGGGACTAACGTCTTATGATCCACCTAACGGCGATTGGACATTCATCCGCAACGAACCTAATGCCGCTCAGCGTCAAGCCGAGAGAGTGCAAGGTTGGAAGTGGGGAGATGATACTCCTCCTAAATACTAATATACCTGCCCCTAGCTCAGCTGGATAGAGCGTCGGTTTGCGGAACCGGAGGCCAGGGGTTCGAATCCCTTGGGGCAGGCCAATAAGAAATCTTTTTAATTCATCCATCCAAAATAGGTTGACTTTCTTCACGACTGATCGTATACTATATAGATAATAAGGCAAACAGAGAGGCACAAATGATTTATTCAGTTTTAGAAAGCAATATGCGAGAGGCTATTGCAAATCCAGACAATCAATTTAAAGACGGTTCTATCAATTGGAACTTCGTAGACGCAGATGCATATCATGCCTGCCATAACTTTTTCCGAAGCGATGCAGACTTTTACGAATCATTTCACGACATTGCAGAAAAGATTGCAAATGAAATGAATCCTAAGACAAATGAAATTCAACTTGAGATGGAGGTATAAGAATGTTTTATATTTACGAAAAAAGTTCTACATATATTATAGGCAAGCCAGATAGAAATGGTGTTGCTCGTCCTGACCACAGGCAGTATTACAAAACGATGTCTGCCGCCAAAGCAGGGCTCACTCGAATTGCAAAGGCAGAAGGTTTGTTAGAAACTGATGACAACCATGCGTTCTTCCGATATGCGATTGCAGAAACAGAATACTTCCACAAGAGCATTGAAGCAAGTCGAAAGGCAAAGAACTTGATGAGTGGCGAGTGGTTCGTAGAGCCAATAAACACCCCAGGTTATATGAGCCCGGCACGTGAATCTTATTGGAGTATGTAACCAAAAGTGGTTGACCTTTGACAGGTTTGATCATATAATGTTTATATTAATTAGGCAAACAGAGAGGCAAAAATAAATGAACTATACAGTAGAACAAATCCAAGACATTCTAGCAGAAGCGAAACAGAAAGCCAAAAATGCGGCACAGACTTATGTTGATGAATGGACAGAAAAAACAGGTGGTAATGAATACGGTGAGCCAATGTATTGTGGTTTCGCAAGTGTTAATATTCATGGCATCAAAGGCAATACAAAATTAGGTAGGGCAATGAAGCAGGCAGGCATTAGAAAAGATTTTTCAGGTGCTTTTAATATATGGAACCCAAGTGAATGGGGCGGACAGAGTATGGACGTCAAAGAAGCAGGTGCCCAAGCGGCGGCAGATGTTTTTAGAAATTATGGCTTCAATGCTTATATGACTTCGAGGGCAGATTAATGAGTAAGGTAAAAAATTGGTTGATGGACCTAGAAGATCAATTCTATGACATTGCTGAAAAGACTGTAGGCGAGTGCGAATCATTTCAAGAGTTTAATGCAAAGATGAAACCACACTTCAATTTGATGACAGGTTTACATTCCGAAGATGAAGTTAACGAGTGTCTTTCAGATGCATGGCAAGAGAAATGGTCCGAGTATGCCTAAATATCAAAAAAAATATCTAATGCCGACCTTGTTCGATCCGAAAGACCACGTATGGGTTGGCATTACTTGGCCAGTCACAGGCTCTACAGGAAATGAATATTCTGTAGAACTAACCGACAAAGGTTTTGAATGTGACTGTAAAGGATTTGGTTGGCATGGCTATTGTAAGCATTCAAGAGCCGTTGTCAAACAAGTTGAAGGAGCAATGAGATGAACCCGGAGGACGAGTACGGATGGTAGAGTTTTTTATATTTGGGGCCTATGTGGTAGGCACAGGTTTTGGCTGGTGGGTTGGAAGACGATCTGGTATGACACAAGGTATCGCTCAGACAGTTGATAGTCTAATAGATCAAGGCTTTCTTAAATTCAAAGGTCATAAAAACAATCCAGAAATAAAGAAATGGAACGAAGATTAATTGTCCAAAAGAGGTTGACTTTTAGGTCGACTGACCATATACTGTATAAACAATAAGGCAACAGAAAGAGGGAAAATATGTCAAATTTAGTAACCAAGGCAAGCGAACTTATCTATCAAATGGATGGGGATCAACTTCAACAGATAGTTGAAGCAATTCAATTGAAGCGACAGTTTTTAGCCAAACAGGCTATTAGGAATTTTATTGTAGGCGATATGGTTCAGTTCACTTCTAAAAGAACAGGTGGCAAGATTAATGCTACGGTTGAAAAAGTGAATAAGAAATATGTTATCGTTTCTACTCACATTGGTGGAGAGAAGTGGCGAGTACCTGCTACGATGCTTACCAAGTTATCGGATATTAAGGCGAGTGCTTAATGGGACCTTATTCAGAGGCAAAACAATATCAAAGGGCAGAGGCTATTCAGCGTCTGCTCGATACCAATCCTGATTTAGATCCTCTATATAAAGCAATGTGGAAGAAGCATCTTACAAATCTTGCTCTGAATGAAACCACATATAATTATAGAGTGAAGCACGTCTATTCGTTGCTAAAACCTAGACACAGGAGTTGGGTAACCTATGGAGGCGATTAATGTTTAAGGCAATTTTATATTTGACTATTGGTGCATCAATGGCATATCTTTATCTAAACGGAGGACATGAAGGTATCTTTGATATGTTTAGAAGTTGGATTCATTCTTTTGCAGAATGGCTTGCAGATGTGACTACCAAAGAACTAACTATTAGTGGAATTATGGAGAGCACAAAATGATTGATATAACAGAAATTGAAGTAGGCAAATCTTATGCCTGCAAGTTTAAGGTAGAACATATTTTAGATGAGTTTGGTCGTATACCTGGCCTAAGTGATGTACCATTACAAGGATTAGGTTGGTATGAAGGTACTGGCATTCTTCAAGTAAGGGATTCGGTAGGCAAGCGAGTTCAACTGAAAGACGAAAAGAGCGGAAAAGAATTTGTCGTTCCCTTTTCACAGATATGGGATATTGACGTAGCAGAATACGTAGAGGAATAAAATGAAAGACACACCTATCATCACAGCCGCTAAGATGTTGGCCGGTGAAGCTCACAAAGGACAGATGAGAAAGTATGGCGGATTGCCTTACATCATTCACCCTATTGAGGTAGCAACCATCGTTGAAGAAGCAGGTGGCACTGACGATATGATTGCGGCCGCTTTATTGCATGACGTGGTAGAAGATTGCCCAGGGTATACCTTTGAGACTATCGCAGACAAAGTGAGTCCAAAGGTTGCTGAGTTGGTTAGAGGTATGACAGAAGCATCTAAGCCTGAAGATGGCAACAGAGCTACTAGGAAAGAAATAGATAAAAACTTCTTAGCAGAGCAGAGTGCAGAAGTCCAGACCATTAAGTATGCCGATGTCATTTCGAATAGCAAAGACATTAGAGTATACGATCCTAAGTTCGCAGAGGTTTATTTCACAGAGATCAAAGCCTTGTTAGAAGTTATGGACAAAGGCGATCCTGCATTGTATCAGAAAGCCAAAGAAATTGTCTACTCCTCTTAGAGACGACCTTATGGTCCAACAACAGATTGATGGCCCCTGGCAACATATGGTAGGGGTCATTATGCTTAACCTCACAGGTAGGAAACAAGTGAAGAAGGTACTGCCTAATTTCTTAGCACGTTGGCCTAACCCAGAGTCTTTGCTCCATGCAACCAGCAGACAGATAGAAAAAGTAATTGAACCTTTAGGAATGAAAAAGGTTAGAGCAGAGAGACTGTATCGAATGAGTGAACAGTTTTTAGATTGGGACGGAGAAGATGCCACAGAACTTTATGGCATCGGCAAATATGGTTCCGATTCATATAGATTATTTTTTAAGAAAGAATTGCCCAAAGACGTAGGAGACCACGAACTCCAAAGATATGTCGAAGAGGAGTTTGTTGGCCTGTAGTTCAGTGGTAGAACCAACCGCTCATAACGGTTTTGTCGTCGGTTCGAATCCGGCCGGGCCAACCACCTCTTTCCCTCCAAAAGACTTGACTTTTATATCTATTGATCGTATACTGTATAGACAATAAGGAAACAATTATCGGAGGGCGATATGTCTACAGATCTTAAATCACACGCCAATGGCGTTTCATTAACAAGATTCTTCGGCGGTAAAGAACGAGGATCTTGTGTCCAAGTCACCCACAAGCGATTTGACCCAACTGAAAATAGAGGACCTGCGGATAAGTTTTTTGATTCAGTTCAATTGACTAGAGCACAGGCGGCGGCGTTGGCGGCAGACTTGTTAGATTTTGCACAGGGTAGAGAACAAGAAGATGTTTGACGAAGGCGATTGGGTCAAGCTGAAAGGCAAGACCCGACACGGAAAGAACAGAATTAATCAACATGGTAATCATTGGCTTGTGACCCATGTTGGTAAGTTTCAAGGACAGCCTGCGGTTATGTTGAGGAGCATGAAGCAGACAGATAGAGGAAACTTTGATGGACGTTGGGTTCAACTCAACGATGATAGCAATTTCGAAATGGAGAAAGCATAATGGCATACCTAACTTATACTATCGATCCTATAGGATCTTTTGTTGAAAAAGATGTAGGCAATACCTTTGAATTCTCAAACAATGATGAGCCTATGAATGTGATGGAAGACTTCCCACATAAGGTATGGGTAGCATCAGGTCAGATTGGAGGCGACAGTGGCTATCGTTATGCCCACGTCAAAAAGACTGTGGCCTACATTGCGGTAGACGAAGATGAATTCGGCCTACCTGTAATAGAAAAGTGGAACCTCAAAAAGAGAACGGATTATGTCTAAGAATAAAGGACGCAGACCTCAAGCATCGAAGATCTGGGAATTGAAGCCTAGAAACTTTATTGCCAAGGCCCTACGTCATGACGAAGAATTTCGTCCTAAAGTGATTAAAGATAAACGAAAGAAGAAACCAAAGTATCCATTGAATATGGATTTAGAAGAGTAGGATAGAGAATGAAATATTTGGTACTGGCAACATTTTATGCCACTTCAGCAATGGCAGTAGATAATTCGGCCATCACCCTTTGCAAAGAGAAATATGGATACAATGGTGTGAATAATTCAGACCTAATGAAGATTGCGGCCTGTATCGACAGCGAAAGGAATAGTGTCGCCCATACAGAAGAAGATAGGATATGGGAGTTTCTAAAAGCAAATCCTCACTATCGATATTCAGGTGTGGCTCTACCTGCAGGTGCAAGAAATCCTTTGCCCAAGTGTTGGGGTAGAAATAGAAAGTATGGTAATCCTTTAGGTTGTTAACCAATTGTGGTTGACTTTTCAGACTAATGATCATATAATGTTTATATAATAACAAATTAGGAGGGCTTCATGAATAAGAAATATATACAAATTGGAACTAAGGTCAGCACCCAATGGGGCGATGCTAAAATCACAGGCATTGAACTTTGTCAGAACGGTGAGAAGTATGGTATCGATCAAAAGAAAGTTTTCGTAGAAGACAAAGACAGATGCACGTTTGATATGGACAATGGACATTGGTCATATGGTTATCAAATTCAACCAATATAGGTTGACTTCTGAATAGAAAGATCGTATACTGTATAGACAATAAAGAATTAGAAAGTGGTTATGAATGGTGAATACTAGTTGGCGTTATATTAAACCAGAGTCCGATCATTTGCGAACCAAGGCTCGGCCACTTTCTACCTTAAACAATTTAACTGGAGGGCATCCTATGGAAGACAATTTCGAAACATTAAACAATCATTATAATAACCTAAAATCAGAACTAGGTTATGAAACAGTATTCGACGCAATGGATACCGTGAAGCCTTTAGACTACAAATATTTCACAGACGACAAGCCGTTGATGATTACCTACAAGGTGATCAAAGACATGGGTCCGACAATGGACGACACAGAATGGATGACATTCACTGCCGTTGCAAAGGATGGCACGTTAGGTGAGCTATGGAAGGCTGGTGAGTCATTGTTCCAACAGGCCAAACTGGCTGTAGGTGATTGGCATTATTTTATCGAAGGCTTCGACGAAGCAGATGATGGATCATTAGAACTGGTCACAGGTTCTTAATGAGAATTATTTTAATATTGGCACTGGCATTCTCTTTGAGTGCCTGTGGCTCCCATACAATCAAACAAATCAACAAGGTTAGAATGATCGGTACCCTTTCTAAAGCAGGGGTCACCGAAGAAGCAACCAATTGCATCAAAGATATCTTCGACCCTAATAATAGAGGAAGTGGGTGCAATTAATTGGACAAGAGTTATCGGTCATATCCTGCCTGTGTAGGTTTATCTTACATCGGAAGTGGATGGGCCAAAGGGTCTAGATCAGAATGTTGGAACGATATGAAAAATCGTCCTTGGCCTTTGCATCTAAGATTCTTACCACCGAGTTGGGTATCATTCGATAGAGATGGTGCTAGACTCTTCATATTTCATAAAGAAAGGATCCAGCAATGGCTAGAGAAGAAACGACAACAGAAGAACAGAAGATGATAAATGAATGGCTAAAGAAAAACAAGCCAACCATTTGTCCACCTATGGAAAGAACCAATCCAGATGACGTCAAATCAGTATGGAAAAAGGGTAGAGGAAGAAAGAAGAAAAAGGCAGATTAATCACCAAAAGAGGTTGACTTTATACGGCTTTGATCGTATACTGTATAGATAATAAGGCATTAACAGAGAGGCACAAAATGGCATACGTTTCACAAAAAGATAAGGCTAAACTAGCACCAGAGATTAAAAAGGTGCTTTCTAAATACGGTATGAAAGGTTCTATTTCAATCCGTCATCATTCATCATTGGTAGTGACACTTCAAAGCGGTTCAATTGAATTTGAACATTCACATGGTGATGGTTATACTCAGGTAAATGTTTACCACATTGATAGTCACTACGAAGGCAAGGCAAGAGACTTCCTTACAGAACTATTGGCCGCAATGAAAGGCCCAGACTGGTTTGACAAGAGCGATGCAATGACAGATTATTTCCATGTGTCACACTATTGCGACATCAACATAGGTAAGTGGAATAAGCCCTACTTCCTACAGACTCCTAAGAAGGCGGCTGTAAAGACCTCTAAGGAGGTTGTAGGCACCGAGATTATAGCACCTATCTGTGAATCAGCAGAAGCGGTGGCTTGCATGAACTTGACTCAAAGAGAGAAGTTTGTCAAAGACATGGTAAGCAGATATCCAAACCTAGCTGATACATTGATGAGCGATCTAGGCTATGAACTTATGGATAAGGAAGAAAAAATTCACTAATGATATTCAGCATCTTAGGGGTTATGTTATGTTTGGCAGTACCCCTATTGATGTTATGGATATGGAATAAAGAGGATCCGAGAAGATGAAGTTTAAAGACATTCCGTTTAACGAAACAAAGATGCCTAAAGGTATTCAGGCAATGCTCAAATTTAATAAGTTTGACCTCAGCATTATTAAGAATGAAAGCTCTTATGGTAATGCCCAAGGTCTGTATGAGATTGCGGTATTCAGTGGCGATAAGCAAATTGAAATGCCTGGCATTACTGAAGAAGGCGATACTGTGAAAGGGTTTCTAACAGAATCAGATGTAGAAGGTGTTATCAAAAAGATGCTCCTAGTCACAGGTACAGATCCAAAGACCACAGAATATCCTGTAGATACAAAAGATACTCAAGGAACACGTATGGACGACTCATATTATTATTTTAGGAAGGAGTCAAACTGAAAGGCATAATCCTAATCCTATTGTTCACAGGTGAACTAGAATATAGAGCATTTGAATATGAGCCTTCAGGTTCAACCAATGAGGAGATTGTTATTTCATGCTCCGAACGAGCAGAAGAACTGAGAGATGAGATATCGACTCACAGTTGGGACGATCCTAGAGGACAGGGATTTTATCTAAAGGACGGCACAGGAACCATTCAAGGGCATATCTGTTAACCATTACAGTTGACTTTCTCCTAGAAAGATCATATAATAAAGAGATAATAAACAATAAAAGTGAGGGCTAAATGATAAACATTTCAAAAGAACAAATTAAAAAAGCATTCGTCAGTGACGTTAAGAACATTGGTGAATATGTATATAATAATCAAGACTGGTATCAAGAAGACAGTCAAAGGATTAGATATATCCTAGCAACCTTAGAGCTGTCACCAGGTAATTCTTATTCAGACAATAAGCAATTAGAACTAGGGCAAGAGGACAATAGGTTCTATAATTGCATAGAATTTCATGATAACGGAATGTATAAGATCAATGACGAGGCTTTACTTTCAGAACTGATTGTGATGACTGATGCTCAACTTGAAGCCTATATCAACGACAATGAATATGATTGGATAGGTGACGACTACGATCATGCAAATGAATATCTATTTTCAATTATGAATCATTGGCAGGACAAGATCGAATTCGATACAGAAGATTATGATAATTGTGATCAAATGACTGTGACTCAAAGAGCTAGAGAGTGGAAAGTAGATCCTGAAACAGGCTTTAAGAGCGAGAACAAATTTGAAGTGGCCTACAGTATTTTAATGGAGCATTGGGAACACTTACCAGATGATGCTAAAGCAGATATCAACAAAAGACTGGAGGCTGTAGAATGCTAA